CATCTGGTGATGGCTATCGTTATCGCGGTCGTGGCTACATTCAGCTTACTGGTAAAGATAACTATAAAGCCTTTGACACTGTTGTTACGGAAAATATCCTTGAGAATCCGGACCTAGTGGCCACAAAGTATCCATTGCTTTCTGCAGCATGGTTTTTCCACAAGAATTGCCTTGGAAAGTGCGTAGACGCTTCCGACAATTCAGTGATTGCCGTGACTAAGTGCGTTAACGGAGGTACAATAGGGCTCGAAGACAGGAAGAAACATTTCAAAGAGTATTATTCGTTGCTTGCGTAGACCACAAAAATAAATTTTTTTAGTTTAGCGACAAGCGAGTAGATTCGCATAAAAAAAGATGAAAGACTTAGAAATTTTAAAGAGACTGCTTCAAGAAGTCGAAGAAGATCAGATCGAAGACCAAGATCAGGAGGAAGAAACTCCAAAACCAGGATCGTTCGAAGAGGATCCCATGAGTTTTATACTCAAGAAGTACTCAAGCCTTAACGAGATCATGACAGAACTCATGACAAAGGACTTCAAAGAGTTCGTAGACGGGATTTTCATCATGGCGCCAAAGCCAACCACTTTCAAGGTTCAGCTACACAACGGTCAAAATTTCTTTATGACTTTCATGAAGGACGATGTGTACGAAGCCACCATCCAGGGAAAAAGGTACTACTTAGCAGGAATCGGAGAGAAGGAGAGATGCATGATGGCGATCGCTAGATTGCTTAGGTTCGGTACTCCTTTGAAAACCAAGGGACCTGAAGGCGCAGAAGAATCCACAAGGGACAACACAGGAATGGAAGGAGACTGGGCAGAAAAAACTGGAAACGTAGCTGCTGGAGCAGAAGCAGGTGCTGAAGCAGGAGCAGAAGCGGGAGCAGCACCAGAGGGAGGAGAAGAGCCATTGGCAGAGAACAAAAGAATATTGGAAGCGATTATAAAAAAGTTCGCAGGAGATTCTGAATTTTTTAATAAGGTATTAAACGTAGTAACTGCTATAGACTCTACAACCAAAAGAAAAACAGACGGAGGACTACACATTCGTGCTAATATTGGAGGTCCTGAAGATGCAACGAAAAATATAGAAAAGGCTCTAACGAAAGCAAAAATTAACAGTGCAGACTATAAGATCGAAGTCATAGAGCCTAAAGCCCCAGGATCTCTATCTGGAAGTTACACTACGTATAAAATTACAGCAAAAAAGAACATCTCTCCAGATATTAAAAAAGGAGATACTGTAGACGTAGTAAGCACGGTAAAAGCTGGGAGTTCTGGAAAACCCACTTCAACTATAACTCAAAAAGCTTTAACGCCCGTTAATCTTGGATTGGCAGGAGATTACAAAACGCTGAAAAAATTAGTAGATAGTATAAACTCTGCTATACAAAGTCAGCATCCCAAGCTGTCTCCGCTTATTTCTTCCTTGATAAACGATGTACAAACGTCAACCAGTCAACAAAAAGACGGACTATCGGAATTAGCGACTGTAAAAAAATCCATTCCGTATTCTGATAACACTAAGAAACTAATACAGCAGTATTCTAAATCAGACGCTAGTATCATAGGAAAAGATTTTGGAGAGTTATTGGGAGGAATATTTTTAGCAAAGCTAGTAGGAATAGATGACAAGTTGAGTTTTCCTAAAGGAAACGAACCTCTAGTGGATTTCTATCTTGACGGATACAAGATAAGCAGCAAATACGATAAAGGAGCCGCAGCCTCTATGACCGATCTGATAAAAAATATAAAACCAGATCAATTGAAAAAAGGATCAAAGGAACTAAAGTTTTATAATACCATGAAACCTTTTGCCAGTAAAGAAATAACTGGCCCCGATGCTTTCTTGAACGTGGCAAAAATAGAAAGCAAAAATATGCCTGGAATTGCTGCGCTAGCAAAAATATTGGGAGTAGACGTAAATAGCGTGACAAGACAAAAAATAAACGATTACGTTGTAAAAATAATAGAAAAAGCTGGAGGGGAAAAAGCAAGCAACGAAAAGAAGGACGCGGCGCTCATGAAAGCTTTTGGAAAATTCTACGAAGTCATAGGAAGATCTCCAAAAGGAGGAAAAGTAGACTGGCAAGAAATAAAACCAGACTCCTATTACGGAACCGTAACCTCACCCTTCTCTTACTATGTAAAAGATCAGCTAAACAAAGTTGAAGAGTACAAAGAGATGCTAAAGGACCTCGTTTCTAAGACCGAAGTAAAACAGATGTATCTGCTTTTTTCTGGAAAGCAAAATTCAATAGACTTCACCATAAAGTCTTTTAACGATCCCAACGCAAATTTTGAATTTGAAATTCCAAGCATAAGCGTATACAATCCAACAGCAAGTAAATTAGGCTTCAAATTGAAATAAAATGAATAAAGTATTACGAACCATAAAGAATAACCTTCCTGCTATCAAAAAAGTTTTGTACATTGTTTTAGGACTCGTAGCCTTGTACTATCTAATTCTACTGATAACTCCGAAGCCACAAATTTCGGTAGATTTTCAAAACAGATTAGACAGTTTATCGAAAGTTACAGACAGTTTGGAAAAACAAATCGTAAAACACGACATAGAGATACAGCATCAAGTGAATCTAATAGACGTACTTGATCACCAAATAGACAACGTAAAAGAGAGTAAGACAATCATAAAAGAATACTATCATGAACAAAGTAAAGCTGCTGATAATTACACTCCTACTCAGCTCGATAGCTTTTTCGCAAAGCGCTACGGATACTAGTAAGATAGTTCTCAGTTACCCGGTTGCCAAGATGATAGCAAAGGATCTTATAAAGGGAGACTCTGCTCTATCACTATTAAAGAACGCAGAAAAAGAGCTTACACTGACTCAACAAAAGTCCAAAAGACAAGACAGCTTGATCGCGTCTTATCGAATGAAAGAACGAAATTACATGATGCAAATCGGTAACGAGAGACAAAAGGTAGAAGGCTGGCAACAAGAGTATCAAGTTTTACAAACGGAAAATAAAAGACTAAAAGCAAAATACAGGTTCACGAAGATCGTCTCTTACGCAATCATCGGAGGACTTGGGTATTTGTACATCACCAAGTAATGTCCGATCAGCAAATTTCCATAAAAGATAAAGTAAAGGAGGAGTTCGTCAAGTGCGCAACGGATCCCGTGTATTTCATGAAGAAGTACTACATGATCCAACACCCGCAACGCGGACGTATGCTGTTCAATCTGTATCCTTTTCAGGAGAAGGTACTGAGACTCTTTCAAGCGAACAAATTCACAGTAATTAACAAGTCTAGACAGCTGGGTATATCTACCCTAGTTTCGGCCTACTCTCTGTGGCTGATGCTGTTTCAAAGGGACAAGAACGTACTTGTAATTGCAACCACTCAGGCTACGGCTAAGAACATGGTTACTAAGGTGAGATTCGCCTATCAGAACTTACCGAACTGGCTAAAGATACCTGCGACAGAAGACAACAGACTGAGTCTCAGACTTAACAATGGATCGCAAATCAAAGCGGTATCCGCAGCAGGAGACGCTGCCCGTTCCGAAGCCGTAACGTTACTGATCATAGACGAAGCCGCGTTCATCGATAGAATCGAAGAGATATTCACATCGGCTCAACAGACGTTAGCTACCGGTGGTGGAGCCATAGCTTTATCAACTCCAAACGGCGTAGGTAACTGGTTCCATCAGACGTACACTAAGGCCCAAAAGAAAGAGAACAGCTTCTTACCTATATCATTACCTTGGACAGTTCATCCTGAAAGGGACCAGAATTGGAGAGACCAACAGGACAAGGATCTCGGAGTCAGGAACGCCGCGCAAGAGTGCGATTGCGACTTTGTAACGTCAGGTAACACAGTAATTCCACCTGATGTTCTCAATTGGTACGAGGCTAACACACTAAAAGAGCCTATAGAGAGACGTGGTCTTGATAAGGGATACTGGATTTGGGAATACCCAGATCCAAGGAAGTTTTATACTATCGTAGCCGACGTTGCTAGAGGTGACGGAGCCGACTTTTCTGCTTTCCAAGTCTTCGAGATGGAAACCATCACTCAAGTAGCAGAATACAAGTCACAACCAGGAACGCGAGAGTACGCACAGATCCTACTCTCTGCAGCAATGGAATACAACAATGCGTTGCTCGTCATAGAGAACGCCAGCATAGGTTGGGACGTCGTACAATCAGTAGTAGAGAGCGGTTACCAAAACGTGCACTACAGCTATCGTACCGAAATCGGAATGGACTTTCAGAAGTACCTTGACAAGTACCAAACAACTAACTCCGCTCTAGTGCCAGGATTCTCTACCACGAGTCGCACCAAGCCTCTGGTTATCGCAAAGATGAGAGATTTGGTAGAAAATAAG